ACAACTGACACAGGAAAAATATGGCCTGCTTATTATACATCTGCTGGTCACATACAAGCTATGACTATTACAGATGTAAGAGATACATTTTTACATCCAGCAATTGATTTACTTGTTTCAGGATCAACAACAACTCAACAAGCTGGCACATATACAATAGCAACATCAACATCATTAGCAGGTGCAACAAATGTTTCTGGTACACCAATATATGTAGATACAAGAGCAGATACATCTGCTTATACATCTGGTGGTATGATTGAAACATTAGATCAACCAACAACAATTACAAGTTATTATTTACATAGTATAGATGGTTCTAATACATCTTTTGTAAATCCATTTTTTATAAACTCAAGCAATCATTTACAAGAATATGTATCAGCAACTTTTCAATCTTTATTATCAGAGTGGATTAGACATACTGCTGCTTCATCTACAGATGGATATAAAATTACTTACTCTATAGGAACAAGTGGTTCTGGTAATACAAGAGGAACTGCTATTGTTGATACAAAATTAAATGGTTCTGGTAACTACCAAACAAGATTTGTAGATGCTAATGATTATAGAGCACAAGAGTTTCCAGATGGATCACCAACAACAATAAACACATATAATTTGAGAATAAATAAATCGTAATGAGAAACTATGAAAATATTATTAACTGGAAGTGAAGGCTTCATAGGTAAAAACCTAACACAATACTTAAAAGACAAACATCAAATAATACCATTAGATAAAATTACTGGTGACGATTTAGTTACTTGTAATTTAGACTATGACGTAGATATGGTCATACATCTAGCAGGTCTATCAGGTGTAAGACAGAGTTTAGATAATCCTGTTGACTATTGGACGAATAATGTCGTAGGTAGTTATAGAATATTCAATAAATTTAAAGACAAAAAGATTTTGTATGCTAGTTCTAGTACAGCAAAAGAACCTTGGCGTAATCCATATGCTATGAGTAAATTTTATATGGAACAAATTGCACCTGACAATGCCATAGGTATGAGATTTACAACTGTATATGGACCAGGCGCTAGAGAAGGAATGTTAATACCTAGACTTTTAAGAGATGATGTTCCTTATATCAATGTAGATCATACAAGAGATTTTGTTCACGTTAACGATATTATGAGCGCAATATGTTTTCTTATGAAAAATGATATTGAAGAAAAGGTTTTAGATATTGGTACAGGACAATCAAATAATTTATTAGATATTTTATCTAGTCTAAATATTGAAGTAAAAGATAGAAGAATGGGAACAATGTTTGAAAGAAAAGATAATAAAGCAGATATTGGTCCTTTGAAAAAAACAGGTTGGAAACCTCAAATTGATTTGTTTGAATATTTAAAAGGAGAAAACGATGGCGATATTTAGTGGTAATATTATTGAAGCGTATTATGCTAATGCAGAAAATGATGCAGTAGAAGTTATCTATAAACAAGGTAATAAAGCAATAAATCATTATCTAAAAGTAGATTTTAATAACCAAGATTTTAAAGACTTAATAGCAGAATACGATACTGATAAAATAGCTGGTTCAACAATTGCTAGAAACAGAAATTATGCTAGACAATTAAGTGAAATGGTTGATATGGGTATACGTGCTAAAACAGATAAAAAAGATAAAGTTAAAGTAACTATTGATGATTTTATTGATAGTATAATAGATTACAAAAGTGCTAATCAACAATCTGCTGAGATGTTATTTGCATTAAAAGTAAAATTATTTGAACACGAAAAAGTAAAATCTTGTACAGATAAAGAATTAAAATCATCTTTAAGAACAGCAAAAAATCCAATTACAGCTATTAAAATATTTGATAAGATAAATGGTTAATGTATATTGTGTTAAATGGGGAACAAAATACGAAAGAAGTTTTGTAGAAAAACTTAAAGAATCTATTGAAAAACATTTTACAATAGAACACAAATTTAATTGTTTCACAGATAGACCAGAAAAAGATTATGACGTACCTGTAACTCATCCAGAGTTAAGAGGTGTGTGGCATAAACTATCTTTGTTTCAATTCACAGGAGAAAATTTATTTTTTGATTTAGATATTAAAATTAATGATAATATAAATTTTTTAACTGATGAATGGAAAACCTTTACTTGTATAGATAGTACACCTTGGAAAAAACATAAACTTGCTACATTAGCAATTAATAATGATACTCTAATTAATACATCTATAATGAGGTGGACTGATAATAAAAAAGTGTTTGATAGATTTATAGAACATAGAGATTTATATTTAAGATTATATACAGGTATAGATAGATTTATTTGGAATGAGGGAATTACACATACAACATTTAAAGGCACAGCCATATCTAGTTGGCAAGAAGGTATAGAGAATAATACAATAGTTCTTTATAATGGAAAATATGTTTGATATTAACACAGTTGAAATAATAAAAAAAATATTAAAAGATTATCCTCATAGACTTGTAGATGTTTTAAACTCATTAGGAGAAAGACAACAATTGAGTAAAGAATGGTTGGTAGAAAAATTAAATTTATATAAACATCCATTTCGTAATAGATTAAAAAATGATGATGTATCAATTATAATATTATGTAGTTGGTACGGAATGTTAGCATATAAATTAATTGAAAAATTTAAATTAAAAAAAATTAGTAGAATACATTGTGTTGATTACGACCCTAAAATAAAAAGAATTGCTAATAGATTATATAGAAAAATAGATAATGAAAATTTAAAAAATGGTGTATTGACTTTAATAAAACATTGGGAACGTAATATTAAAGATATGCCTGAAAAAGAATTAAAAAATTCTGAAATATTAATTAATACTTCGTGTGAGCATTTAGATCAGCAAACAATATATGACACCATTGATAAAACTGAAAGAGGAACATTAATAGTTTTACAAAGTAATAATTACCATAAAATACAAGAGCATATTAACACAGTCAATGATTTACAAGAGTTTGTTTCACAATATCAATCACGGCTAATAAATATTGAAATGCACGAAAAAGATTTTTTAGAATATAAAAGATTTATGATACTAGGACTAAAAAGATGATAGAAGACATTTTAAAAAAACGTAAAAATGTTTCTTTTTTTAGATATGATAAAATACCTGATAAAAAATTAATTGAAAATCTTTTAGAAAAAACACATAATTTAACTCCACATAAAAACAATTTTTGGCATTATGAAATAGAAGTTTATGGTCCTGAACATACAGAAGAAAAAAAATATACAGCAATATCTACTGTGTGTTCTACTGAAAGAGATAATTACAGAGGTAAAAATGTTTCAGCAGAAAAATATAAAGAATTAGAAAAAATATATGATGAATGGTTATATTTACACAATAATAAAAATAAAACTGTAGAATGGGAACAAAGAAGAAAAGAATTTAAGAAAAAACATAGTAAGATACATTTTAACAATCAAGTAAGAGCACCTTATCTTTTAGTTTATACTAAAAAAGATAATTTACTAACAAAGACACAATTAGAATCAGATTACTATAAAAAAGGTAGACTAAAAGAAGTCTTTGATATAAATTATCAAACTAGAAGTGATATGTGGTTAATACAAGCAGGTATGCATAGTATAATTACAAGCGCATTAGCAGTAGAACAAGGATTAGATGCTTCATTTTGTAAATGTTATTTTTATACAGATCATTTACATAACAATATTTTAAGAAAAGCAAGAGAACATCCAAAAAATATTGCATTTTTGTTAGGATTAGGATATGGTGATAATAAAAAACATACTTATCAATCATATGTGGACAAACCAAAAGTAAATGAAATAATAAAATGGCAATGAAAATTATAGCAATAAGAATAGGTAATAGATACGGACCTGAATATGAAAAGTATTTGGAGGAAAAATTACCTGAATATGATTTTATATGGATTAGAAAACCTATAAGAGAAGACGTATTATTACAATGGAATAAGATGTATGCTATGTCATTAGATATAGATGAGCCAGTTGTCGTTATGGATATAGATGTATTATTAACAAACAACTATAAAGATTTATTTGAATATCCTGTAAAACGAGGTCAATTTATTTCTATACCTGGTTGGTGGCGAGATACGGATAAGAAAAGATATAAAATTAATGGTGGTTTTTTTAAATACTACCCTAAAGATTGTAAATATATTTACGATAAGTTTATGAGCAATCCTGACTTGTGGCAAAACTTTTATATAAAAAGAGGTATAGCAAAAGGTCCAGTAAATGGTGAACAATATTTTGTAGAGGACAATGTAAATGAAGAATTAGAATTAATAACCGTACCAGAAAGTTGGGTATGTAGATGGTGTGCTAAAGAAGATATAGGTGTTAAAGATTTTGATTTAACAAAATGGAAAATTAAAACTACTCAATTATATAATAAAGTAACAGGTAATGATTATGTATATCTAGGTGGTGAGTTTCATCCTGATATAAAAATGGTACATTTTACACACGCCACAAATAAACCACACGATTGGGAAGATTATGCGTCATTTGTATAATATATTTACAGGAAGACACAAAATAAATTTAGATATAGGTAATAAATGTACTTTAGAGTGTATTGCTTGTTCAAGGCAAACAAATAGATTTAAAGGTACACCCATACCAGGAAAAGATATGACAATATCTCAATGGGAAAAAATTTGTAAAGGTTTTAGATTTCAAAGTTTGTGTGGACAAATATCTGATCCTATATTTAATCCTAATTTACAAGAGTTTATAAAAATATGTAAAAAACACGGTAACACAATGTCTATTCATACAGCTGCAACATCTAAAAAACATAATTGGGATTGGTACTTAAAAACTGCTAGTATCTATCCAGAAGGTGTAGTTTGGAAATTTGGTATAGATGGATTACCAGATACAAGTCCATTATATCGTACTAACCAAGATGCAGAATTTTTGTTTAACACAATGTTAAAATTAAGAAAACTTAATATGAGAGTTTGTTGGCAATACATTATATTTTCTTTTAATGAACACCAATTAGAAGAAGCACATAAAATAGCTAAAAAACACAGTTTAAATATGCAAGTTAAGAAATCATCAAGGTTTTTTACTGATGTGGCTAGACCAAAACAAAGAGAAAATTATGTCAGAAAAGAAAACAACATCAAAGTTTAAAATTGTTCCTAAATGTGTTGTAGGCGATAGAACAACATTAGGTCATAGTGCATTAGGATTTTTATTACCTTGTTGTTGGTGTGATTATAAAGCATTTAGTTTAACACACAAATTAACACCTGAACACGAAGCATTATATAGTGAACATTTACATTTAGATAATGTAAAAGATACTAAAGAAATAACAAAATCAAAAGAATGGAAAGCATTTTGGGATAAAATATTTGATGACCCTAATGCTGCGCCTGAGCCTTGTAAATCAAAATGTGGAGTTAAAGAAGGTGAAGAAACTAGAAACTGGCAAGAAAATATAGAATATCATTATGACAAACCTGGACATCCAGTCATTAAAAAAGATAACAACAGTGGATATGTAGGATCATAAATAACAATATGAGTTATACATCAAAAGTAATATATACTAGACCTAATGCTGAAACGTCATTGTTTACGCCATCAGCAGAATTTACAGCTTTAATAGATACATACTTTGACGCAGGAAAGATTACTTCAAAACCTGTTAATGTTGAAGATGGATTAACAAATACATATACAACTGTCTTTAGAGATTTAGATGCTTTCAACGAATTTAAAGCTGAACAAGTACACAAAGATAATTTTATTGTTAGAGAAAATCATTGTTCTGTTAATTATATTTCGTATTCTTTAGAGAATGCATAGGTAACGGTATATCATTTTTAGTTGCTGATACATTCTGAATACATAAAGGGTTTGTAGGATTACAAGTTTCATACATATCAGGTAACACACGATAACCTAAAGAAGTAGGTAATTGTTTTGTTAATCTTTCAATAGCATTTCTTTTTCTTTTATCTTGTACTGAAAAAAAACAATCATAACCTCTTTCCATTGCCCATTGTGTGTGATAGGGTATGATATATTGTAGTGCAGGTTTTAAAGGATTAGCAATTGATTTTGTCATAAAGTTTTGTCTATAAGTTTCTTTAGTAAACAATCTATCTGCAACTCTTACTAAATTGTTTCCATAATCATAGATACCAGCAAAACTAATTACTTCTTTACCTATCATTAATTTTGTAAATATAAGATATTTGTTCCAACGCTTTTTCATCTTATCTACATCATAATTTATAGCATTAGGATGATTTGACTTTGAAGCCATCTCACATAACTCAATCATTTCATCAATGTATGTTATCTCTTGTACAGTGCAATTTTCCATAAGTGTCTTTTCACACCACCATTTTCTCTTTTATGATTAGTGGCCTTATTATTATAAATTACTAATTGACCTTTTTTCCATTTATGTCTGTGTATTCTTTTTGGGTCATAAAGTTTTTCTTTTACCATTTTCATTTCAGGTAAATTATTATAAGCCTCACAATAATACAAATATACTCCACGACTATCACCTTGTACTAACTCGTGCTCTATATGTCTATATTTACGTCTAAACCACCTTCTTTCAACTTCGTTTCTAAAATGATAACCATATTGTTTATCGTGTATAAATCTATCCATATTAAATTTAACAATATCATCTTTATGGTCTCTGTAATAATCAGGTATATCTTCAAGTATTCTACTGTCAACAAATAACGTGTCGCCACCAGTATCGTCAATATCTACTGAATATAAAGCAACATACTCGGGTGGATTTTGAGAATAACCTTTATCTATGTGCCATTCTAATTCTGTATTACCTTTTAAATTTTCTTTTGCTAATGCTCTTTCATCACTTACAATATTAACAAACATTTGATCCATAGGATCCTGTGGTGATGGTTTAAAAAATGTTTCTAAAAAATTCCAAATTTCTACTTGACTGCAAGGAGTGTTTTCAATAACTGTTAAATCTACATCATTTTGTAATAAATCAAATACGCTTCTACTTTTCCAATCTAGGTGATTGTGTTTCATCTATACCTCCATAATATTCAAAAAATGGTTCTATCTGGTAATCATCTGTTATTATACCACGTCTTTTACTTTTTGTCAATGGTAGACCATCATCATCTATTGTCCAATCTGTCACTTTACCACCCATTTTACCAATTTCTGTTTCAAAATAAACCATACAAGTATTAGATTCTTTAATACCATCTATCATAAAATTTGGTATTATTTTTTCATTTGTAAATCTACCAAACTCTTTTTTAATAATTCTAATTAACTCGTCTATACTAAATGAATAGGTATCTAAAAAATTTCCCATTTTAGCCACAGATTTTATTCTTATTGTTAACGGAAAACTAATTCCTATTTTTCTATTATACTTTTTACATAATTTTATAATATGATTAATCAAAGGATTTATAATATGTAAATTAGTAGGATCAACAATGATGTTTATGTGTGGTACAATTTTATGTTTTATACAATATTCTAATGCTCTAGTTTTTAGTTTGGCATATTTACCATTATCAAATCTTTTATATACTTCATTATCTAATCCACCGTTCATACTTAATCCTAACCAATTTAATCCAGCTTTTTTTAAATCAATTACATATTGTTCTTGGCCTAACTTTAATCCATTAGTTAATATTTGAGGTCTATGTTTATATTTTTTTGCTATCTTTATCATTTCAAATAAACCATCGTTCATTGTAGGTTCTGCACCTATAAATCTTATATCTGTTCTTTTAGGTAATTTACTAATTGCATCTTCAAATTTTTTAACATCTACGTCAGGGAATTTAGGATTATTGAGCATATCGCCAAGATAACAATTGGCGCATAACATATTACATTTATATGTTGTTTGAACAGCTAATATGGGAAATATATTTTCTTCAGGTTTCATTTTACAAATAATTTTTCATTAACAATTTCACTAATAGATTTACCAAAGTATTTATTCTTTGAATAAGTATCGTTATTTTTATCATAATCTAACCAAGGTGTCATACCAATTACAACATTTATTCTAGGTTCTTTTGTTTTTACCTTTTCTATTATTGTTGGTCTATGAGGTATAGACGTATTCCATAAATATGCTTTACCCAATTCTAAATTATATGATTTATTTTTTGTTTCAATTACATATTCATTACTAGTTTGTAAAGGTATATTGACTCTTAATAGTTGACAAGTGGGTTCATCAATATGCCATCCTCTGTCATTAGGTTCCTCTCCATAACCAAAAATATAAGCAACTCTACTTCTGGATATATGAAAGTTAAATTTATCTAAAAAGAAACCTAAATGTTCTTGTATAATTTCATCTCTTTTTCTAAATCCAAAAGTATCATAGTAAGTATCTTTTATTTGAGTATGATTTCCTAGTCCTAATCTTCCACCATAATATTGATGTAATAAATCTGATCCCCAAACTTGGTTATATCTATTTGCTGATTTATCTAAAAAATTAGGATTATATGATAATCCAAACCCTTTATAGTGTTGAGGTCTAGTTTTACCTCTCCAGGAGTGTAATCCTACTTTGGACTCTATTTTCTTTACACCATTTAAAATTTGTTCAACACTTGGCAATCCAAGGTCTTTTAAATCATACTCAATCCATTCAAAATCTTTTTGTTCAGTATCTTCATTTTTAAAGTATTCTTTAACATCATTATCTAACATACATATATTTATTTGAAATATATATAAGAGTTTTTGTATAAATATATGAAAAGGAGTGAACAAATTATGGTTACAATAGATGGAAAAGAATATGATGAATCAAAGTTTAGTGATAAACTAAAGAATTATATCATAGCTAGACAAGAGATTCAAAACAATAAGACAAGATTGAATATGGAACTTGAAAAAATAGATGTTCTAACAGAATATTACAACACAAAAATTAAAAAAGAACTAGGAATTGAATAATGGCAGCTGTAGCTAACCTATCAATAGATCAAGGTGCAACTTTCACCTCTGATGTTACGATTAAAGATATAAACGGAAACACATTTAATTTGACGGGTTACACACCTAGAGCTAAAATGGCTTTAGGCTACGCTTCTACAAGAACAAGGGTTACTATGACAACAACAGTAGCCTCAGATGCCACATCAGGAATAGTTACTTTATCACTTACAGATACACAAACCTCATCATTAGACGATGCCAGGTATGTATATGACGTTGAAATTGTTAATGATTCGTCAGGTGCTGTAACTAGAGTTATTGAAGGTATTATCACTGTTAGACCAAATGTTACGACTTAATTAATATAAATATAAAGAAAAAGAGGGATATTAATGGCTAACATTACTGCTAAAATTAACTCGCCTACATCACAGGGTCCTCAACAAGTATCGGTTACAATACCGTCAGGATCTGCAGTTGCTAACAGTTCGTTACAACTAAAGTTATTAGGTGACGTTGATACAACAACTAATGGTCTAAATGATGGTGCATTGTTACAATATCAATCATCAACACAAAAATTTGTAACAAGAAACGAAATTGAAACAACTACTGGAACTCTTACGTTTAACGGAGGCAACTATTAATGGCAACGATACTACAGATTAAAAGGTCCAGTGCAGTTGGAACTCCAAGTACACTTAAACTTGGGGAACAAGCATATTCATATGGAACTGGTACACATAACAATTTAGGTGATAGATTATTCATAGGTACAGGTGGCGTAGATGGAAACGGTGATGCACTTTCAATTGATACAATTGGTGGTAAATATTTTACAGCTTTATTAGAGGGTTTTGTTCCTGGTACATTAACAGCAAGTAAAGCACTTATTGTTGATGCAAACAAAGCATTAGATGAAGTTGTTATTGGTAATGAAGCAGCAACTGCTGGTCGTTTAAAAATAAACGAAGGTACAAACAATGGTACTGATTCAGTTACTATTCAATCGCCAGCTTCTTTAGCTGCAAGTTATACATTAACACTTCCACCAGATGATGGTACTCCAGGTCAGTTCTTAAAAACTGATGGTTCTGGTGTATTAACATTTGAAACAATATTTTCTAACATAGAATTAGCTGGTGACACAGGTACAGATTCTTATAACACTAACGAAACATTAACTTTCGCTGGTGGTGCTGGTATGGATACAGTTGTTACTAACAACAATATTGAAATACAAGCAAACACATTAACTAATTCTAACTTATCTGGTAGTGCAGGAATTACAAATGCTAATTTAGCTAATCCAACTATAACTTTTGGTTCATCTACATTAACATTAGGTGCAACTACTACAGATATAGAAGGTTTAACTTCTTTAGTAGTAGATGATATTACAACTAATGGTCAAACAATATCTACAACAGCAGGTAATAAAGATATTGGTTTATCACCTCACGGAACTGGTACAGTTACAGTACCTACAGGTTATGAAGACAGATCAGGTTTTGTATCTGATTCATTAGCAAACAAAGCATACGTTGACCAAGTTGCTCAAGGTTTAGATACTAAACCGTCAACAAGAGTTGCTACAACAACAAACTTAACAGCGACTTATTCAAATGGTACTGCTGGTATAGGCGCAACATTAACTAATTCTGGAACACAAGCCGCTTTAGCAATTGATGGTATAACATTAGCAGCAACAAATAGAGTTTTAGTTAAAGATCAATCAACAGGTGCTCAAAACGGTATCTATGTTGTAACTGATATAGGTTCAGGTTCATCAAATTGGATTTTAACAAGAGCAACACCAGAAGATCAGCCTAGTGAATTAACAGGTGGTTCTTTTGTATTTGTTGAAGAAGGAACATCAAATGGTGATAACGGTTATGTATTTACACATACGGGTGCACCAACTTTTGGTACAACTTCTTTAGATGTAGCTCAATTCTCTGGTGCAGGTCAAGTTGTTGCTGGAGCAGCATTAAGTAAAACTGGTAACCAATTAGACGTAGAAGTAGATGACGCTTCAATAGAAGTAAACTCTGATGCGTTAAGAGTTAAAGCTTTAGGTGTTCAAAATTCTATGATAGCCAATAACACTATTACAGGTGCTAAAATGGCTGATCCAATTTATTTTACAGATGAATCATCTACTCAAGGTCAAGTACAAGTAGGTGGTGTATTTGAATTTACTGCTGGTGAAGGTATCAATACAGCAATATTTGGAAACGGATTAAAAATATCAGGTGAATTAGCAACTACGGCAAACATTGGTGTTGCCTCATTCACATCTACAAACTTTACAGTCACTTCAGGTGATGTGGCTATTACGGCAATTGATGGAGGAACATATTAATGATTGAAAAAATCAAAAAATTTATTAAAAAATTAATGTTTTGGAAAAAGTAATAAATGACAACAGTAATAAAACCAAAAAGATCAGAAGTTGCTGCATCCATTCCAAGTACAAGTGATTTACAAGTTGGTGAAATAGCACTTAACATAAATGATGGTAAATTCTTTACAAAAACATCAGGAAATGTAGTTAAAGAAGTTGGTGGTGCTGGTTCAGTAACTTTACAATCAGTTACAAACATTGGAGCTAGCACAACTAGAGATATTACTTTAGATGGTGCAGATATAATATTTGAAGGTAATGTAGCAAATGCTTTTGAAACAACTTTATCAGCAGAAGAACCAACAACGGATAATATAGTTAAATTACCTAACGCAAGTGGTACTCTAGCAACTGCTGGTGACTCATTGGCGTTTTCAATAGTGTTTGGAGGATAACATAAGTGGCAAGTACATTTAAGAATGCAGGAGCGGCAGTTGTAACAACTGATGATTCAAATGCTGATATTTACACAGCATCTGGAGTAACAGCTGTTGTACACGCTGTTTATATATCTAATCACAGTTCAAGCAACGAAGCGCATGTAGATGTAAAAGTTACTGTTGATGGTGGATCAACATTTAGACACATAGGTAAATCATTAAAAATACCTGTAGAAAATACTTTAGTTTTAGACAAACCTATTAATTTAGAAGACGGTGATAAATTAAGAGTTATCGCCGAAGAAAATGCAGATTCTTCTTCACCTGTTGTTGAAGTTTATGCTAGTATATTGGAAATTAGTTAATGGCACAACCAGGATTTATAGTACCAGAAGGACAACAAACCAAAGAGGGTTTTCACGCCTTAAGAAGAACAACTGCTGGATGTTTATACTACACAAAGGTAGATAAAGATACAGGAACATCTGTTGATTTTGATGGTGGTACTCCTACAGATAAAAATGGTAATACTCAATTACCATCAAACGAAAATTATGTAGAGGATGTAATAACATTTCAAGCAGGTGGTATACAATATTTTACAGGTAACGGATCAACTACAGCGTTTACATTAACTGTACCTGTTTTAGATGGCTCTAGAATTGCAGTATTTTTAAACGGTATTCAACAAAAAAAAGATGAAATTTGGACTTATTCATCTGGTGTAGTCACTTTTATAATTGCACCATTTAGCAGTTCACAAATTGCTATCGGAAGAATTGATAAGCAATATAAAAATAACTCAACTGACTTTTATCATCAATATGTTTTTGAAAGTGGTGAAGCCACTTATTTTATTGACGATAATGGTTACTTTGTAAAAAGGGAAAATGTAGAGAGAGGATTAACTGGAGTTTTAGGTACTGATGACTTTTCAACATTTGAAAGCACGTCAACTGTAAATACAACTTCTTGGCAATCCAATGTGTAAACTCGTATAAATAGTATAATAATATAAAAGGTAACAATGGCAGATTTTAAACTAGGACGAATTAAATTTAAATGGAGAGGTAATTGGGGTACTTCAACAGCATACTTAATTGATGACGTTGTAAAATACGGTGGTAACGTATATGTTGCTATAACAAATCATACTTCTCAATCTACTAGTGCAGGATTTTATACAGATTTAGCTAAATGGTCTCTACAATCAGAGTCATTATTTTTCAAAGGAACTTACGCTGCCGATACACATTACAAATTAAATGATGTTGTCAAATATGGTAATAGACAATATCGTTGTACAACTCAACACACATCAGCATCTGTTGTAGGTGGTGTTGCTATATTAAATGAATCAAATTTTGAATTATACCTAGATGGAATTAACTTTAGAGGTGACTATGCAACTAGCACTTACTATAAAATAAATGACGTAGTAAAATATGGAGCTGGTCAATATAAATGTACAACAGCACATACATCAAATAGTGTAGCTGGTAACTTTGACGAAACAAAATTTACTTCATTTACAGATGGTTTACAATTTGAAGATTCTTATGCTGGTGGTACAATTTACCAAAAAGGTGACGTTGTTACTTATGGTGGATACGCATATGCAGCTACTCAGGAAGTATCAGGTGTAACTCCTGTTGCATCAGCTTCTGAATGGGATTTATTAATACCAGGTTTTAAAGCACAAGGAGATTATAACTCATCAACAGCATATAAAACTGGTGATGTAGTTAATTTTGGTGGTCACCAATTCGTATGTATAGTAGATACTTTTGATGATGAAGATAGTGTAAGAGATAAATTATTAGGTGATTTAGATATATTAAAAGTTAAATTTCCATCTGTACCATTTACTTGGAACTATAATGCTAACTCATCTGTTGAGCATTTACGAAGACAAAAAAGACTATTCTTAAGATTACTTAATGATGAAGCGGGTGCTGAAGCAGTATTTAAT